TGGTAATGCCGTGCCTGATACCCCGCATATGACGCGCACATGATCCCCAGCGGACCCACATATGCTCCGGATGCATCGTACAGCGCAGCTGCGTGACCTGCGGTTGCCGATGTGGTGTAAACAGTTAGGCGCACAACGTCACCCTTGCGAACCGGGATCATCCCAGTCCTGCGGTAGCGTGTATCGGTGCCAAACGACCCGTTACCAGCGCTGACTGTACCGGGCACGGAAAATGCCACATAACCATACTGTGATGCGCCGTCAGGAGTTACGATCTCAGCCGCGAGAGTGTTCAGCATTTCAGTGCAAATCTGGACGGATGAGACCAGCCTTGATAATCCGCTGGCATTTTGCTGGTTTTCCTTTGACAGATTATTAATTGATTCAGCCAGCACGTTAAATCCGGTCGCCAGATTCTGCACTGTTTCGCTGGTATCAACATCTGAACCTGAGTTTGCGCCGCCCTCCGCCATAACGTGCAGCGCCGTCATTAAACGCTGGACGGTATCTGACATGAATTCAACTGCGGCCCCGGATGGCATCGACCGTCCGGTAGCAGTCAGGGTGCCACCATTGTTGATGTACTCATCGGCCAGAGAACTTCCGTCCTGACTGCGGACATAAGTTGTTGAACCTGCCGGAATATTCGCGATATCCGCCTGTGCATCAGCAAGCGTCATATACTGCCTGCTGAGAGGTACGAGGTTTTGACGAATTTCATCGTTTTTCGCCATCATCTGGCGCCATGAATAAAGAGGGTCACCACCACGGTCGGGAACATCTGCGGCGGCACCATTGAGCAGCTTATCCAGGCGCTCGGCGTTATCGAGCAACACAGCGGGAGACGTGCTCCCCAGCTCCGGGTTAAAGGCCATGTTTTTGCTCCAAAAAGAGGCTTCGCCCAAACGAGGGTTTGAGCGAAAAGAGTTAATTAGGGGAGTTTTTGGTTTTAGGCGACGTCGCCAGGGTATGTGGCGTCATCGTAGTCATAAAATTCAGCGCGGTATTGCCGGGCAGTTATCTCGCAGGTTCCATCGTCCTGCGGCACTATCTCGGACACAATGGCGTGATACAGGTCGCTCTCAGAACTACAGAAAATTAACCGGGGAGGCTCAATTATCGGATCATCCAGCAGGATATCGGCGAACTCAGATTGATACGGGACAGATACCTGATAGTTGTCACCAGTGGGTGATGCTTCAAACAGCCGTGATGCTTTTCCATCCTGATAACGCAAATAGACACGTGGATTTGCAAAAGTCCAGTCCAGCGGCTCCGACACATCGAATGTGGTCACCCCACCAGCAGTAGCCATCGACTCAATCAAACACGAAATGGTGTTGCTGCCAGGGATATCATCGGTCAACACAATACGATCCCCGACGTTGTAACAGAGCGCATCCAGTTCCGTCGTCGTTTTATGCGTCATGCGCTGCAGCTGGTATTTTCTGAGTCGGCGCATACCAATCTGATATGCATGATCAGGATTGCCTACCCCATCAGCCCGGTATGCCTCTATTTTCAGCGGAGTTGGGTTGCCAGGCAGACGGCATTGCACCGTCTCTTCTGCCCAGGTCGAGCCGTTGATATAAGTTACGTCAACACCATCGTAATCGTCGTCAGTCACCGTGACGAAATCGGTCTGCATCTCGGATACCATCTCGTGAGGGGTGATAGCCCCGGTCCAGGGTTTAACACCTTCACGACCCACTGATGCAACAGACTGGGTATTTAGCAGAAAATAACTTTTTCCGGCTGCAGCGATTTTCTGAAGCATTTCCAGCGCAGAAATACTGTCACCCGTGGCGAAATCGAAATACTCGCCGTTCGGGGTCCAGTAAGTCTGCTCCAGGGCATCTATTGCCTCAGTATCCATTTCCATACCAAGAGAACGGCCGACGTGATAAAGCGCACCAGAGATACTACGGGCAACGCCGGAGGCATAAATGCGCGTGGCCACAACGTTTACGCGCCGGTCAGACTGAGCCGCCAATTTGCCCCCCGTCTCAACCGTAACCCCCATCAGGGTGACGCCAGCATAGGATGTTGGCCGAGCCAACAAACGACCACGTAACGCTTGCCAGTACATCGAGTCACGCGCGTTATTGCTACCCTGCTCATTGCGGCGGCGGCAGCGCACCTCAACCAGCCCAGGAGAAGAGAGATCAAAACGCTCTGTAAAACCCAACCCATTGATATTTTTGAGCGCGTAAACCCCCTGCCTGCTCGTCCAGCCAGAGCCAGATCCATAAACACGGTACTGTATTTCCCACTCACAATGCCTGATGCGTTTTTTGCCTTTGCTGTCGAATCCGCAAATGCCAGACGGAAAGGAGAAATTCACCTCGAAAGCGTCCACCACTTCAGATTCCGGGCAGACAAGGAACGGCCCCATCCAGGTATTGTTGTCGCTGATCCCTGTAGCCTGATAGTCAATCATCGTGCGGGGTGAGAAGCCAGACCAGGAAGGATCAACCACTCCATCAATCTGCCGCTGAACCGTTGCGGTCGTACCGTCCGCATCCGCAATGCGGTACTCGTTGCCACGGTGAGCCAGCGCCAGGCGTTGTGTTCCCTCCGGTATCCCGGAAAATGCCACTCCGGTTGCACTCCCATACGCCAGCGTAACGTTAGCAGTTATTGCCGGACTGCCTCCGCTGGACGCGGTGCCGGAGGTAAATACAGGACTGTCGCCAAAAACGGCTACCGGGAGCGATGATGAGGTAATGTTTCCGCCGAGCCAGGGGCTTGATGCCTCAGCAATCAGCACAACACCGCCGCTATCCTGCGCCAGTAATCCTGACCCGGTCAGGCCATCGTTTATCACCGCCAGCAGGCCGGGCATATTCACATAGTCTGCAACGAGGGAAATAGTGTACTCATGTCCCTGCCAGGTGATCGTAAAAGTCTGGCCGGTACCGGAGTAATCATATGTTGATGGGGAGGCATTTGCTTTCAGGCTGGCCGCATTTCCACCCACCCCGGGTATCGCGTCCTGTTTTGCCGTATAAGTTGCAATAACCAGTTCATATTCAGTGCCGTTGATTTCCAGGGTAACCGGCATCCCCGGATAGGGATTAATTTCACCCAGAGAGTTACTGGCGAGAACGCTATATCCCGACGAGGTTGAAACCAGAAAATTCATCGGGGCGACGATCGTAACAATGGCCCCCTCAACCCACGACTCAGGCAACGCATTGCCTTCATCGTCATCATCGTTGCCATCATCCAGCCCGTTAAACGTCACGGATGCGCCAGAAACGGTCATACTGTCGGCGTTGATATCTGTCGAATCTGGAGAGGTCTGCGCCATATCAAGCCCACTCCCGCTGGAAGTACCACCTACCTCTGTCGAGTTGAACCAGTTTTCACTTCGCCGATCTCCTGAAACATCTGCTCCAGGTGAATAAACGTTGTAACTGAACGAGTCCCCTAATGCTGAAATAGGTGTTGAACCCACACGGATATCACCATTCGTAAACGCGAAATTCCCCTTTCCAAGGCAAACCATCATTTCGACGGTCATTCGCGTTGGATCATCAGGATTAAAGCGCGTCACTGGCTGTACGACATAATCTGGATAGATACGGCAACGGCCAAACACTTCGCGGATTGGGTCGCCAAGTTTCGCCTGGTTCGCTTTGGCTGGGTTTAAATCCAGCCCCAGACCACTGGAGGATGAATAGCCGCCTTTATCCATGTTCGACATGGTGATCAGCACATACACAGCCGAGGCTGCAGCGATGGCCGCCGCTGCCCAGGCAGCGATAGCAGTTGCCGTCACTCCCTCACCAGGGATCGGGTAAACTTTTACATCGCTCTCAGCACTGATAAAGCATAAAGGCCATTCTGCCGGTGGGACCGGCTTACCATTCACCTCAAACGTAACACGCTGCACCATATCGTTACGGTAGTTATCGACATGCTGGAGCATCCAGTCATGTATGGTCGTATCCCGGTGTTCATGCGTCTCCAGCGGTTCGCCAGGCAAACGCGACGGGTAAAGGCGAATTGTCACTGGTAATACTCCACTTTCAGAAACTGGCGTTCAAAACGCGCCAGGGGAAGAATGGTTACGTTGCGCCGGGGATTACATTCAATAACGTAAAGCGCTCCCTCCATTTCGACGACAACACCAAGGTGGCCGATCATATTTCCCATATAGCAGGCGGCAACCGCACCGTTGCACGGCTTGCAGGGAGTCAGGTCACGCGAAAAACTCTCGCAGACTTCCCCCATTTCAGTGCTGCCACGCTCTTTAATCACAGCCTCAAACGCGGGCCATTCAGGCAGCCCCAGGTCCCGGCGGACCTCATGTACAATGCCGTAGCAGTCGAGAACAGGAAAAGTGCGGCCGCCCATCTGCCAGCGGACAGTCAGGTATTTGTCAATGTTGAGCATAAGGAACCTATCGGGAGTAACGGAGACCCTGGAAGTACGTCAACGTGTACCTGTCACGTGGCCAGGCATAATCGAGCATATTTTTAAATCCGGCGGTGACGTTTACAGTCAGCGGTGTCCAGGAGCCTCCTTTAACCGGCATGACGTAAGGCGGCTCCGCTGGCGCTGTAAGGTCAGTGGAAATGTATTTCCTGAACGTGATGCTGGCAGTGGACATGGCATCAATGGCCTTGCGTATAGCGGTGGATACAACGCCGTCGACGTTGCACAGCATAAACTTCAGGTCCTGCGTCCCGTCTTCGTTTCTGGCAGGAAGGGATAGGACAATGGCACAGGCAATAAACGTTACGGTTTCGCCCCTCTCGGTAACCGCCGTAATGTCCTCGTACCCCTCACACAGATAATGCGTCTGGCCGCCAATATCGATCTGCAACGTACCAATGATGACCTCCGACCCGGAGGACGCATAAAGGCGGTTAATCGCTGTCATGCTTAGGCCACTCCCTGTTCAGAGCTATATCGAGTAACGAACTCCCCACAATCCACTCCGGATATTCTCCCCAGCCAACCGCCGGCAGCGGCCGTTCCCATAACTCAAGGGATGCTGAATACCGCCAGTACAAGCCTCCTTCAGGCGTAGGACCCTCATAAATATCGTTAAACCTGCAAACGTAATTTTTTTGCCCCACTGGCGTCAGTAGCGGCATGTTAAACCAGGCGCTGCCGTCTTTAAGAACATCCCGGTACCATGCCTCAAAAGCCTGGGCCTGCGCGTCAGTAAAAATCCAGGCTACATCTGTTTCCGTAGGAACAGAGGTATAGCCACGTCGTATTCTTTTACGCCCCGTTACGAGCTCGGTGATTTTTACCGGGGATTTCGGCTTCATTCCAAAGCCGTCTTTCAACGGCCCAGGGAGAACATCAGCGGGGTAGTAAAGTGTCGTGGTGATTGCCATCAGCGAATTTTCCTCCCCGAGTTGGTTTTCACCATAAGTGCCCTGTGTAGATCACCTTGCCCGGTAGTCACCGAGTTGACAGCTTTTCGGTAGCCGCGCTCAGCACCTTCAGCAGCGGCTTTGCGCACAAGGGCTACTGTCGCATCGGACGGGTTGCCATTAATGGGAATATTGATTGTGGGCGAATAAATCGCGCCGCCGCCTGTTGACTGGTTTGCTACTCGATCCAGAGTGGCATCCAGTTTGGCGCTGGTTTTAGCTGTCGTAACGCGCTCACCTTTCTGCAGGAGCCAGGTTCCAGTTTCTGGCACAGAGTCGATACCGTCGTGAGCCTGGCCGTGCAATGCCGACCCGATCGCCGTCATGAATACGCCAGCTGCTGCAGCTGCTGCAATTGCTTGAGCCGGAGCCACCGCCGGGCCAACGTAAGGAACACCTATCCATTGAGTGAAGGCATTAAGCGCCGCCATTGCTACCTGAGCAGCGGCATATTGCAGCATTGCCGCACCTACAGACTGTATAAAGGTCGCTGCAAAATCTTGAGCGTTCAACTTTCCAGTTTCTGCCCAAGTTATAATCATGTCGGTCATGCTGCTGAATGTTCGCGCCCCAACTTGCTGCATTGTGGAGTACAAATCCATCGCAGCAGTAGCCTGTGCAGCAAAACCAGAAATTAACCCAGCACTGTAATCATTCTGTAACTCATCCTGTTGCTTATAATAATCATTTTGAATTTCTAACCTCTTATTCAGTGCATCTTGCAAAGCTTCAGTTTCAGCGTCATAAAGACTTTTAGAAATATCACCGGATTGGTATTGCTTTAATAAATCCTCGCGATTCCCCTCATACTCCTGCTGAATACTGTTGCGCTCTTGCATCCGGCTACGTTCCCGATCTCCAGAATAACGCCCAATAAATTCACTATCATATCCCTGCTTAATTAATTTATTCTGTCTTTCAAGGCCTGATACGTATTCTGCTACTTTCGCGTTTTCCTGATTAAGGCGTAACTCTTCCTTTTTGGAATCAAGGATTTTAGCCGCAGTTCGAAGTTGTTCCTTCTGCCCTTCTGATAATTTTTTCAGGTTTCCGCTGGTTATATCAAAATTAATCTTCTCCAGCTCGGTTACTTCTGCAGTTTTTTTACCGGTTGTTTCAATGAGGGCGGCCTGCTTCTGTAAATCAAGAAGCCTACTTTTGAAAGCGTTGTCAGTCGGATTGCTTTTTGGTTTTATTTTTGGCTGATTCTGGTTAGACTCACCTTTCCCCAACGAAAAATCATTATCCTTAGACGTATCAATGCCAAGATCAGAAAGAAGAGACGTGAGTCCTTTCGCTCCTCTCTCTACCTGCTCCGGAGTCATGCTTGACTTTATCGCGCGAAGAAATTGAAGACGTTTAGTTAAAAAGTCTAATTCGTCTTTTTGTTCCTTATTTTGATTCCCTCGTTTGTTAAGAAATTCAATGCGCTGTGCAATATCACTTTCATCAGCAGCATTATAATTACCTGATACAGCACCTATACGAGAGCGGGTATAAGTAGCAATGGCCCCCAAGCCACCAGCAATACGCCCCACAACCCCGGCAAGGCTTATGGCTTCACCAACCAGGTCTGATAGCCCCTGAAGAACAGCAGGATCGGTGAAGACGTCACGAATGTCATCAAGCCCATCCTGCAATGGCGTAAGGTCAACCTTAGCCAGCCCCGAAGCAATTTCCATTTTAAGACCGCGGGCGCTAGTCTCTATATCCTGAAAGAACTGATTAACCTTAACAAGGTTATCAATATCTTCTTGCGGTGGTGCGACACCAAAATCTTTTGATAGCTGGATAAACTGTTTCAGCTTCTCGTTGTTGTTGTCGAACAACGGCAGCATTTTTGACAGGTCATTACCCAGGCTTTCGAGAATATTGGTTTTCCCGGCCTGAGTGGGTATTTTCTGTAATGCTTCACTGATTGCCATCAGCTGCTTATCTGGGGATTGCTGAGCCAGCTTCTGAGCTGAAAGCCCCAAAGTATCCAGCGCCTGAGCAGCCTCACCTGATTTATTCAGGACCGCATCACCGACCTTATCATTAATGTCTTTGAAAATATCGGCTATGTTGTCACCGGTTAAACCGGCTTGTTCAGCAGCATATTGCCAGGATAACAAATCCTGGGTGGACATTTTAAGAGATTTTGCCCAGCGGTCAGCCTCTGTTACCTGCTGTGCTGTATTTTTGACAATGGCTAAACCAGCAGCGCCAATCCCGACAGCGGAAGTTGCCGCAGCTGCCCCAATAGCAATAATGGAGGTGCTTATTTCCTTGGCGTCTTTTTTTACCTGGTCACGCCATTTTTGGGATGCCCTTTCGGCTTTATCCATTCCTTGAACAAATCCGCCGACCTTTGCTATGAGATCAATTGTTAAAGTACCAAGAGACTTGCCAGCCATTTAATTTTCTCCAGGCAATAAAAAACCCCGCCGGAGCGAGGTTCATTTTAATTTACAAAATCTAACTTTTTCCGCATCCTCCCACCTGGAAGGAGGCCGTATAGTCAATAGCATTATTTTTATTCACCAGATAAAGGTATGACTTATTACCTACATAACCGCCATAACTGTTTTTAGCGTTAAGAGTAAAAGGAACCAACCATCCGTAATAAGTTGTAAATCCAGACTTGCACCAACCTTTGAAAGGTTCATTGAAATCATATCGTGCAGAATAAGGGTCCTTAAGGCGCGCCGACATACTATCTTTAATTATTTCCTGATAATTATCAGGTAACTTCCCATAATCGGCGCGGCTTAGCTCAGCCTTATCTGGCGTACTAACGCAGCCACCTAAAAGCATTACAGTAAAAACAACAGCTGTTTTCTTTATCATAATTCCCTCGGTATAAATATAATTATCCCAGAGAGTATATAACCAAATAAATGATATCAATGCCAACTTTTCATAGCTTCTTCCAGAGATAATGGCGCTTCGTTGATGTGCGGTGCAAAGTCACTTACCTTGAACGGCGGCGTGTTCTTTGCCTTATTGATGTTAGCCAGGACAGACGCCACCAGCGACGCCCCCCACTCGGTACGCATCATGATATTGAGCGGTCCGTACTTCTCACGGTACTTGAGCCAAACCAGAAATTCCCTGCGACTCATCCGCTCCTGAGCCTCTGCGATGGTGCGGCCGCCGATGCCGTTCATCACCAGTTCGCACCAGAATTCATCCTCGCCGGTTAGCTCGTAGTCTTTCCCAGTTCGTTTACATCATGAATTGCAGCCAGGAGGGCCATAACAATCGGACCGTCCAGCGCCCCACGATCCGGGGTAGCAGTCCCAAGAATGTCAGCCGCGGTAAACACTGGGGCGCCGTCCTGATCGCAAATATGCGCCGCAATGCGCTCAGCAATCGGGTCCGATTTCCCGTTATACGCCAGCAGTTCAGCTTTAGTGGTGTGGTAGCCCATCGGGCGCACATAGACGGTTGCGATATGCTCTTTCCCGTCACGGCCTTTCCACTTAATTTCTTTTTCCACGGGACGCCCGGTAAAGGCACCGGTTTCTTTTAACGTATCGAGAGTAAGTTGCATTTCAGCTCCTGAACAGAAAAGCCCGGATAACCGGGCATATTAATTACGCTGCGGCCTTAGGCACCCATACGGAAGAGCCAGACCGCTGGATCGTGGCGGAGGTCGTCACAACAGCGTTACCCTGGAAATCAAACGGGAAATCGGAAACGTAACCCTGGAAAATGAACCAGGTGCGATCCGATGGCAGCACCAGGCCATCAACAGCATCCTCAGCGCCAGGAGCGGCGGCTGTCGGGACACTGGTTCCATCTGACCAGCCAACTGCAAAAGTTAACGGCGTCTGGTCATTCGCTTCAGCGAGGCCATGCAACATAATGTGGCTGGCGTTCGTCGGATCAGCGTTAAGCCCGACGGTTGCGGCCGCAGGCGTTTTAAGCCCCTTTTTGTAGGTTCTGGAATCCCGTTCACTCAGACAGGTATCTTCAATCTGATCGGCAGGGTTCCCGCCGGGGTTGAAACTGGTGATGCATTCAACCTCGCTGACCACGCCAGACTTGAGCACAAAAAACTGCGTGCCTTGCGTTAATACAGACATGTTTTGTCTCCATAAAAGAAAAACCCGCACAAGGCGGGTCAGTTTGGGGTTGTTGGTTATCTGGTCGTTATCCAGTCAACATCGAAGGAATAGCGGTATCGCATTGTTTCAGGGTCGCGGCTTTGTTCACCCCATCGGGTGATATAGGCCTTGCACTCTATTGCGTCACGCAAAGCGCGGGCAACGGCGATCACATCGGTGTCAGTATCACCATAGACATCAACCTGCAGAGAATAGTGATCTACATCTGGCCGCTGGTTTAGATAATTTTCAGGGAAGCCACCTACGTTTTGCCAGACTGCATAGGGATAAACGATATTGTCGTCCTGCATACCGAACGGATAAAGCCGCACGGGAGTAGAACCTAACAAATCCCTGACTGCCTGGCTGGCTGCGCAAACTGCAAATATTGGAGCAATCATACCGGAGTTCCTTTTTTAGCCGCACGTCGCACAGCCCGATCAATGGACTTTTCCAGCTCCGCTGCGAAAGTATTTATTACGTCGGTATCAACACCATTGATCGCCGGACGCAAAACAGGCTTTGCTGCTGCGTGCTCTGTGCCGAACTCCAGGAATCGCCAGTACCAGGTATCCCCGCCGGGATTACCTTTATCTCCGGCAGTGTTAAAACTTTTACCCGCCCTGCCTTTTCGGACATTGGCCTTAGTATTGGCGTATTGCCTGGCGCCGCCCATCACCCCGACACGAAACGTCGGATCGCCAGTTCTGCGAAACGCCTTGCTGCTGAAGCTGACCACAATGTTTTTGTAGATAGCCTCTTTGGTGAGAGGATCATCAACCCGCGCGGCATTATTGCGCGCTCTGTCCCTGATGACGTTTGCCGCTTTACGCAGCGCTGCACGACCGGATTTATCGCGAGTGACCTGTGAGACGGCATCCAGTTTCCCCAGGACGGAATCGAGGCCGGTCAGGTTTACTTCTACGCCATCAGCCATCGTTAGCCCCCTCTGAACAAGGCAGTGTCAGGTATTCCCTGCCGCTCCGTGGATCAGGTAAAACGCCCTCAATGTTGTAGATGCGGCGACGAAACAGGATCCGATGTTTGCGGGTAACACCCTCACGGTAACGAATCGTTATCCGGGTGGTAACTTCGCCCTGAGAGGCCTGGGCGGCGATAAACTCACGTGCGGATAAAGGAGCGACTTCGGCCCAAAGGGTTGCAACATCGCGCCAGGTATTAATCACGGCCCCCGTTGTCGGGTTCTGTTCTTTTACCGGCTCCTGCAGAGTGATCCTGTTACGCAATTTTCCGGCCTGCATATCACCCCCTCGTTCTTTGACTCAGGTAAACGGGGCGATCATCACCCAGTGAAGTGATTTCAATATCGTCATCTGCAGCCAGCGACTGGATAATTACATCGGACAGGGCGACGTTAGATTCAGCCAGGCGGTTTATCGCTTCCGTCTGCTCTCGCTGTGCTGCTGTTTGTTCTCTCAGCGCTGCTATCAGCGCGTTTACCAGTTGCTCGTTCATAGGCTATTTTCGTCCACTTTTTTAACCATTCACGCCGACGGAGACACCCTTCACAGGCCATAAATCACCTCAAAGTGGGATATATCGGTAGGGTTCAAGCAACGAAGTGAAGCCGAAGGGAATGCTCATTTTATTTACATCGGAAGCTTCTTCCCTGCTGTTGAACCAATGCCCAACAAGAAGCATCAGCGCCAGGAGGATATCGTCAGCAATTTTTAACCCGTCTGGATCGGTATCAGGCACAGAGTCTTCATGCAGTTTTCGATTAATGAAGTTCTCTGCGCGACGCCGAGCAGCTGTGAAATACAGCGTCAGCAATTCATCTTCGGTTGCATCGTCAATATCGATCCGACACTGCGCCCGCAACATCTCAATCGTTGTGCTCATGTATTTTCCCTGGCCCGCAGCGAACTGCGGGCATAAAAAAACCGCCGGAGCGGTGGAGGTTGAAGCTGATTATTGCCTTAGCCGCCAGATGCCGGTTTACCCACCAGCGCCTTAATCGCGCCGGTATCTTCCAGTACGCAGTCGAAGCGGTGGAAGGCCAGGAAGCCTGTCTGATCGTACTCTGCGTAACGCTCAACCAGCCGTTTCAGCGTCATGTAAGTGACGCGACGAACGATAAAGCGGTTAAAATCGCCGAAGTAGGCAAATTTGGCACCAGCCGCGATATCAGGAATAGCCTGGTCAACGACATACGGCACCTGCAGAACTGTAGCGGGTGCACCACCGATAATGTTCGGTAACCAGAGCGGGCGGCCCTGTCCGTCCTCCATTTCCTCCACCAGCTGCAACGTTGCATCGTTAAAGGCCCAGCGCACCTTTGGACCGTTACGGTATGCCGGGTCGACAGAGTGCTTCAGTGCGTTCAGCTCTTTCCAGGTAAAGGTGGTCGCTGCTGCGGTATTTTTGGTGCCAGTTACCGACGCAGCCAGCCCTTTAGGCTGCAGCGGGGTGCCGGTGCCGGTCCCTAATACCAGATACTTCGCTTCACCACGTCCGATGCGAGTGGCGATACGCGCGGCCAGGAACGCCTCGATATCTACGCCGCTGTCCTGGAGCAGTTCATTGGATACGCGAATGATTTTAGAGGACAGTTTTTTAGCCCCCAGCGTTGCACCGCCGAAAGACACGTCTTCTTCACTGGTTTCAGTGTTTTCGCCAAGCAGTTCACCTTCTTCAGTGGTACCGTCAGAGGTTGCCCAGTCAATGTCCTGGCCGTTGGCGGTATTCAGAATCTGCGCCACACTGGCAATTCCACCGTAATCTTTAAGTGCTTCGACGATCTTATTGCGGAACTGGGTTGGTACGGTGTAACCCCCTTTTTCATCCGGCGTCGTACCCTGAGCACGCAGCTCCTTTAAAGCCTGGCGTTCTTCAGCGCTCATCTCGCCAAGACCACGGCGCAAAAACGCATTAAACGCCGCAGCACGACGTTCGTTAGCCTGTGCTTCTGGGTTTGCTGGATCACGATTCTGCTGCTGGCGCTGTTCTGGCTCGTTTTCGTGGATATAGTCCTGATCCTGGCGGCGCAGTTCCTCTTCGCGTGCAATACGCTCATCAAGGGCGTCAAGCTCCGATTTTGCAGCGTTCCACTGAGTACGCTGCTCATCGGTCCAGGGCGTATCACCAATTTTGTCATGCAGGGCACGCATATCTTTGGCGATGGTGTTACGTTTTTGCTTCATTTCATGCAGTTTCATGATTTTTCCTTACGCGTTAAGAAGGGTCAGCAGGCGCTCACGCGCCATTCGTTGATTAATGGCGTTCTTTAGCGCACCGCTGTCGCGCGCCTCCTGCCAGGCTTTCATCGATCGGACGCCGGAGTCGGCCTCCTGATATGCGGGATAAGTCACCGGGCTGACATCAAACAGCCGGGAAAACTTCGATATTTCACGAATAACGATCCCTTCATCGTCCTGGTACCAATTTTCACCGTCATGGGATACCCGGAAGGCAAAAGATGACTGGTTAATGTCACCGCGCATCATCGGTGCCAGCACCAGATCGCGGATAGTTTGCGTATCCGGCGCTGTAATGTCGTAACGCAGGCCGCGCTCATCGACAGACAGGGATAGCGTCCCGGCAGCGCTCCGTCCGAGAATAAAGTTGGGGTCATGGTTAAACAGCCCGCGAACATCATCATTCAGCACATCGTCAAATGCTCCGGGCTTGATGATTTCACGGAATCCCCACAGGGGTTCAGAACGGCTGTTGAACACCGAGCCATAGCCCAGAATGCGGGTAGGTTCATCGGTGCGTTGCTCGGCTCTGACCTCCCCGCTGTAACAGCGCGTTTCACGGTCATTCATTGGGCTTTTCCTCGTCGGTTTTAGGTGCCTTAAAATCGTCTGCGGGGTTCGCGGCGTTAACGCTCACCAGCATTTCATCCAGGCCATCTACCGGATTCATGTCTTCGAAGGCTCGCGCTTCATTGCGGCTCATCCAGCCATCAGTGATCGCAAAGTGGTAGAACTGAGCTCGTTCCTGCGGGGTCCCGCGTAGCAGGCCTGTCAGGTTAAACCTGACGTAATATCCGGCGGCCAGTTCAGCACGGGTGAACAGGCGGCGATTGAGTTCCTGTTCCCAGTTCGATACCCACGGCATGATCGTGTAGCGGACAAACTGAATGGCCTGCTGCGTAATATTTGAGAAAGTGGCTTTTTCGAGATCGTTAATCATGTGCGCCGGTACATTAAATATCCCGGCAATCATCGACCGGTTCAGCTTCGACATATCAATGATCTGGGCATCAACCGGGGAAACGGTGAGCGCTTTGTAATCCAGCTCTGCCGGGAGAAGCATTGTTTTATTCTCCTGGCTGCGCAAAGCAGCTGTAGCTTTTTGCCACATGCTTTTTAAACGCCCCCAGCTTTCTTCATTCAGCTGGCTTTTCACCGAAATAATGCCAGCGGGTCGCGCATTACCGTTGAAGAATGAACTGGTATAAGCCTGCCCACTCATCCCCATGCCTATCGTCTCGGCATGCTGCATGATTGGGCTAAGCCCCATTTTCTGGTTGTTACCCAGCGCCCGGATATGCACCATATCGTCGGGATTGACGGCAAACGCCCCCTCTTCGTTGTAAACGCCATAGGTATACCGACCACCCGTGTTAAGCAGTGTCGTTTCCCAGGGCATGCAGCATTCCAGCCCGGAAACTTCACCACGACGGGAACGCTTCACCCAGGTGTAACCATTCCCCCAGCCCAAAATATGACGCTGTTTTAACTCACGCCACTTATAGCTGGTCTGCCACATATTCGGCTCATCGTGAACCAGGTAAAACACAGGGTGATCGCGGGCAGCTTCAACCTTGTTATTGGATTTCCGCATAACATGCAGTGGCATCTGAGCGATATTCGAAGAGATAACGTAAATACAGGCATACACCGCAGCCAGCTTCATCGCCGTTTGCGGGCTGACAAATACGTCTCGGGCAAACACGTTATCGGTTTCTGCCGATTCACTCGTGATCGGAGTAGCCGGATTTTCCAGTGGTTCACTGCGAAATAGAGCATCAAGCAGCATTATTCCCCCTCATTGCCGCTAACAGCGCATAAATGAGTAGCAGGGTTCCCGACATCATCAGAGACATCGCCAGACCGAACTGGAGATACACGCCTGCAGCAAGCGAACCGAACCCGGTAAGCCCGATAACATCAGTGATTAGAGTTTTCATAGAAGTAAAAGGTCTTCGTCAGGATCGATAGTGGACAGGAAGTCAACTTCACCACCACCGTTAACAAGCAAGCGACTCATCGCAATAAACATCGCGACAGGACCGTCAATTTTGTTTTCAGGCGTGGCCTTGTTGGGGAAAATATTCTCGTTTTTGTCTGGTTTGACGGTGACGTTTGACATCATCCATGTCATCACTGGATTGCCATCGTGATGAAAACGCCCGGCGTAAATTTTCGCCTCGACTTCCTTCATTGCTTCAGACAGGTTTTTAACCGTCTGAGGGACTTCAACAATCGGTACACCTTCAGCTGCTACCGACAAAGCAAATTGAGTGGCACTCCACGGGTCGTATGCAAACTCGTTCAGCGAGTCACCTCGCGCCCATTCGATCGTTTCCTCTTTAATTACTGCATGGTCAACGACATCGCCATCGGTAAACTCAAGGAATCCAGCGAGATTCCATTTTCTGTAAAGGTCCGCCTGCTGCTTGGAACAGGCTTCCAGCCGGCCTTCAGGTATCCAGAATCTGGAGCGGACATAAACATCGCCATTTGGAGCAAGCCAGACTTTAACTGCAGCTGAAATATCAATTTTGTTGGAAAGGTCAACGCCGAGCCACATTGACCAGTTGGCCGAAGTGGAGTCGTCCCAGTCGTCACGGCATTTTTCCCAGCGCGCCATATCCATCCATGCTTTTTCACCTTGCACCCAGATATTGAGATGCTTGGTAAAAAAACCGACACGCGCCGCCACCTGCTCTTTCGCCTTTTTAGCCAGACGGCGCATATCGTCCCAACGCTTACATATCCCCAGGCCGGGATTTGCTTTCGGCCAGTTTGCCTCGTCGAAAGGATCGTCCCCCTCATCCAGGGTATAAATCAGCGCAAAATAGCTGTCATCCTTAATTGAAAGCGGGTCAGGGTTATCAAAGTTCTTCAGAACCTTGATTGCATAATCACGTTGCTCGTAGCAGATACCTTCTTTATTAAAACCCGCAGTAGTGATTGCAAAAATAAGGGACTGCAGGCGCGCCCCGGTCGCTGTTTCCAGAACTTCCCAGACGTCACGGGTTTTATGTGCGTGCAGCTCATCAACGATCCCGCAGTGAATATTAAGGCCGTCGAGGTTATTCGCATCACTGGCTACAGGTTCGAATTTTGAACCCGTCCGTTCCTGGTGAATATTCAGCTTGTTACTACCAAACAACCGGCCCAGTGTTTTCGGAGCCAGCTTAATCATGCGCTTCGCATCATCAAACACGATGCGGGCCTGATCCCTGGTTGTTGCTGCGGAATAAACCTCAGAACCACCCTCACCGTCGGCACCAGTCATATAAAGCCCGATGCCAGACGAAAGCGTTGATTTTGCATTTTTACGCGCTACTTCGTCATAGGCGGTACGAAAGCGACGCACAAACATAGGGTCGCCATCGTCGTCAAGAATGCTCTCAAACGTTATTTCATCTATCAGCGGGACGACAAACCCGAAAAGGTTAATCAGGATGAAGGTGTGCCAGTCCATCAACTCGATCGGCTTGCCGGTCAAGTGCCCCTTCACATGGGGGACGAAGTTATAAAAATCGAGAACGTGCTGGGCGCGGCCTTCATCAAAGTAAACACCGCGCTCCGGGCCGTGCTCTAAATCATGAAAGAACCGCTGGCACGCAAGACGCACCAGTTCGCCAGCAACGATATCGCCAGATACCACGCGCTCGGCGTAGCGGAATCCATCTGCAACGGTTGCCATTCATCATTTGCGCTTTTTAAGAAATTCTTCCAGTGGGTCGGCTTCTGCCGGGCCTTTTGCACCAACCTTTGATCGGCTGGCAGGTGTCATGCCGAATTCGCTCAGCATCGCTCTGATCCGTTTCCACGCGTCAGCCTTCATGACTGCTGCAGGGTGCGGTTTGATCATTCTGATTTCCCGCTCCCCTCCTTCATCTGAATCATCTTCGCTGTAGACGGCATAGGTGTAACCTTCACGATCAAGCGTGTCGCAGTGATGCCGGTATTCAACATAGGCTTCTATCAACAACTCCAGCGCTTTAGCATCCAGCGTGGTCAACACGCCGACGGCATCAAGTTCCTCACCAATCCGTTTGAACCAGTACTTACCCTGTTTATCGAAATGTTTCGGTATTGGGGGGACCCCTGACGGGGGTTTTGGCTCGTTCTTATTGATCGGGCGCTTGGATGGGTTCCCCTTCACTAAAGCCAGATGTGTCGGGGTTTTCGGTGGTCCTGGCATAATCGAAAACTCCTATTAATCATTGGATGGGGGACCCCAAAAAAAAGTTTTCTAACCTGCGGCGGTGTGAAAAAAGGTTAGGCGGCGGTCCTTTGGGCCTTCGCCGTCAGGGATTTGACCCCTCCCCCCCATCTGCCTCGCCTCAAATGTGAATCGATATCATTTGATGCGTTCGCGCCCGGTTTTCGTTCGATGGCAGGGCCAGCACAGACTTTCGAGGTTCGAATCGTCATCGGTACCCCCATGAGCCTTGGCCTTGATGTGGTCAACCGTCTTTGCTGCTACAGCTCGCCCGCTTCGAAGGCAGTTCTGACACAAGTGATTATCACGCTTAAGGATGCAGGCTCGTATGACGTCCCATTTGCTACCATAGCCACGCTCATGCCTGCTCTTACCCTGCTGATGCTGCTGCCAACCTTCATTGCGGTGCTTCTCGCAGTAGCCTGAGCGGTCGGTTGTTGTGCCTGCACATCCATGCTTACGGCATGCACGGGGAATTAGTGCGGGCATCGTTTTAACTCCAAAAAAAAGCCCCGCATTTGCAGGGCTATCTATTTATGAGATCAACGGAGTATTGATATGGCATCAATTACTTCTTGATCATCTAAGTCTCTGTCTGATGCGATATAATATTCTTCACGCCTCGCATTATTAGGGACTTGTACGACTAATATTGGCAAATCTGTAACCGCACCATCTGGATATTGTAGGCGAATCTCCCTGAGGTGAAGACCGACAGTAACCGTATATGGTTCTGCTCCATTGAAAAAGACAATAACTTTTCTCATCATAATGTTGGCCCTGATTCCAGTTTTAACCAGGTGACATTATCACAGGCACTCTGTGAATGCCTGCTGTAATGCCTTAGCTCGCCTGCTCTGCGATGGTATCAAACAGCGTCAGCGCTTCAGTAGACTCCTGAATTGCCTTCATGGCCTTTGCCACGTAGGTGTTCTCAGTCGTGACACGGTTGTATTGCTGGACGAACATTTGATACTTGAGATCGTCATCCTGAACGAACTGAATGGCTTCTTTCGCTGCGGCTGTGTCATAGCCCAGCATTGCAAGCAAGTTCATTCGAATCTGTTGAGCTGAAGTGATCTCTGCCATGTGTTACCTCTGTGCGATGTGGGAGCATTATCGAAGTCACTATCCGAAATGGCTTCTGTAATGCATTGCCACACTCTCGCAGTGGCCGCGCTCATGCCCTTGAGTCGTATGCCGCCCTATGGCCGCCCATAGCCAGTTCAGGATTGGCTTTCCTGATGCTTCCCCGGCGCTACTTATATTCATTAACCCTAACCAGATGCGAAGCTGGCTCACGACGAGAGACTCGGGCGCAGGTTATGCCCCTGCGATTGCCGCCATTCGGCTGCTGCGGTCTATCCGCTTATTGCTTCATTGCTTTATCCTCGGGTGGGGATAGTTGGTGATTTATCCCTTGGTGGGGGTAATGTTTTGGCAATTGGCCTGCACTGCTTTGTTGTGTGCCAGAATGTCGCGCTTGGTTTGCTTATCCAGCACATCGTTATCGTGGTCAGTAAGGTAGATGATCCGCACCCAGCTGCACGCTGTATCAACCACCACCGGGGCGGGTAAATCTTTCGCGCAGCTCGCGATCAACATCGTCATCGCCCATACGCTTAACATCTTCCTGTACATCACTGGCCCCTTTTGTGACTTCAGCACGGCGTTCTGCCGCGGCGACAGTAGCAGCGGCGTTTTCTTCAGCGCGCTGCTGATCGGCTTTGGCTTCCGCCTTACTGGTCCCGCTAGCATGACCAATGCCGAACGCGCCAGCGATAGCAGCCAAGATGACAACCACCAGCCCCGCGATAGCTTCGATTCCCATAATCACACCACCAGCACCGATTTTGCTTTCAGGAAGCGAACTCGCCGGTTATTAATCCCGTTTTGTCCGCCGTTTATAATCTGCGTGACTCGGACAAGATCACCCGGATATTTCAAGCAACCTTTTGAGACATAGAACCATGCTGCACTACGGGCCGCGTACGAGGACTGCTCCAGTAATTCTGGCTGTGCCACCAGATCAACCTTCAAACCGCTGCCGCAGTCCCTGTAATTAGAAAGTCCGGTTATTTGAATAAGTCCGCGCCCACGATAAACCCATCCATCAGTTGCCCTGTTGTTACCCAACCGCTTGCTATAGACAATGTTGGCGATAGCCCGCTGGCGCTCCAGAGGTAACACTGTTTCCGACTGGCTGCGCCCGAGGGAATTGGCTTGATCCTGAGTTAATCTGCCGTAACGAACAAAATCAGCAAGCCCGGCGATGCTGTAGTTGAAATTCTCCACCACCCTGTTAAACCCGAGGCTTTCATGGCCGCATTGAGCAATGAACATTGCCTGGTCGATAGCGGAAGTGATGCCAAACTCTTTCATCGCGGCTGTAATATGCGGAAACCAGCGCGCAGCTAACCCGGCGCCGATACCAGCCGCCTTCTGGAATTGTGTTTGATTCATTAGTGCCTCAGTGCATCAACCAGCCGCGCTACATTGCCTCTTACGCTCAGCAGCACAACAAGGATCATGATATTGGCCGCAATGGTGGGCCATGATGAATAGGGATAGATGCCGCACAGATACGCCAACGGCACAGAGCTGTATATCACTGTTATCAGCCATGCCAGCCGCGACACCCACTTACGATGACGTGAGTCTCTGCGGCGATAGAACATCAACGTAACAACGACACCAGCACATAACAGCGCATTGATGGTTGCAGTAGGATCATTTAGTACCACCGGAACCTCCCCGGCGCGTTATTAGCGCCACCAGCGAGCCAATATCCTGATTGTTCAGGAAAGTGAGTATTTTCACGGCTAATGCCGAAATGATTACGGCACCAATAGCATCCAGAGGCTTATCGTTATACCCGGTGAGGTCGGATAGCTTAGAACCGACCAGCCCGGAGCACAGAACTCCAGCGATATAGGACACAACGAAATAGGCCATCCGTCGTGGGGCGCTCAAATCTGCCGCTGTCGCTATATAAAAGACAGAACCGGCAAATGCCCCGAACACAACACCGTAGTCAGTACCGGTTAACAGCCCGTAAACACTCGCCCCAGTTAAAGCGCCACCAGCTAAGCCTGTGCCGGTTATTGGTTCGGACATCGGTCCCCCTCAATTGCTGTGAATCCTCTCAGAATGAGGGGAATAAAAAAGACCTCTAAAAAGAGGTCTTGCTCTGTTGATAGATAGTTACTTTTTTATCTGACGTCCCAGACAGTTTCATCCAAGTCGATGATGATATTGTCACCTTCGATTTCAAACTCCATAGTCCCATTGATAGTGCTGGTGTCGTCCATGTCTGCGCACCCAGCGTAGAAATTTATCTCAGCTGTATATTCAAAAAAGCCTTCAGCTATCATTGTGATTTTAAAAGAACCATCAATGACTGAGTACCGCGCATCACCACCAAAACCAGTAAGGAGATGCTCGTCGAACACACCCGCATTGGATTCGATAATACCTTTCAGAGTATTTAAATCTGATGGGCTTGTGCCATTAAGAGGTATTTGATGATTTGTAATCTGCTGCATATATCCACCTATTTGTTGATGTGTGGATTTAGCATATTTCCAAAACGGTTATGTCAGAAATGTTTTTTAAATCAGAAATGAAAAAACCCGCACAGGTGGCGGGCTTATGTTTTGTTTTGCTGCTCAGTTCGCTTTAACGTCCCGAGCTTATCACAATTCAAGCACTTTCCGCGCAACTATTCAAGTAAAATCTGTCGCCATTTGTGCCAAATGCGTCACACATTGGTGCGTAAAGCATCGATTCTGCAAGATTTAACCAAACATCGATCCTGCTCTCACAAGTCCGCAAGCACCATTCTGGATGCTTTTCGTTTAGCTCTTTCGCCATCGCCTTCTTACTCATGCGGTAGACATATCGATCCTTGATTAACTTATAGAGAGCTTTATTACCGGAACGCACAAGCTGAGCACTAAGCACAGAATCAATTATCAACCCTTCCTCGTCAGTACAAAAAGCCAGACCGCTTTTATTTTTACCACTGAGGATTTCCTTAAAGAACGCTTCCAGCTCTGGCTTGGTAATGCCTGATTTTTTCATACGGCGCAACGCATCGTTTATAGCAGTCTTCGTTATCTTCCCTGACGACAACAGCTGATTAAACATATTGCCGCCACTACCGCCGCCGATGTAGGACCAACGGCCCCACATGCGCAGCTTCCCCTGAATCCAGATGGCCTCCAGCGTTTTCAGCCTGACCATTTCACCAGCTTTTCCAACCTCGGACGGGTTAATCATTATGCGTTCTCCACTATGCCAGCACGCCAATTGCCAGCGAACGATCCAGAAATCGAAACAGCAGCTCCAGCTGTGAGCCGTGCTTCTCCTCAAATGCCACGGTGTCAGCGTGCAACTCGTCGTGATGCGCTCTGCAAAGCGGCAACACAAACAGGTCATGCGCTTTTGTTCCCATTCCACCTTGTCCGTGGCCTATCAGGTGATGGGGATCATCTGCTTGTTTGTTACAGCAGACACACTGCTGAGACTTAACCCAGCGCGTCCAGCTCTCGTTTACCCAGCGGCGGCGCTTTGGTCGCAGCATGAATGATTCCGGCGTTTCAGGATCTACGCGAAGACCAAGAATCTTTTTCTGCACCACTTCGCTCGCCGCTGGCTCCGGCACAATATCGCTCTCCTTCATCACCGGCTTATGCTGTATTTCCGGCAATCGCAGGGCTTTCCGGGCCAGCGATTCAGGGATGACGTGTGCCAGATTGTTTATCACCAGCCACCAGCACAACTCGGGGATCGTCAGTTGATGGTCTTCGTTGAACCCCAGCTGTGAGCGGATGACCGTTATCAGCCAGGATACCAGGTTCTCACGCGCAATGCCTGCCAGCGTCTCTGTGTACTGATCACGCACCAGGTTATCGCAGGCCCAGCAAAGGCGGATGCTGCCAGGCTCATGCCGGAACAGCGTAAAATTTTCGCTGTGCCAAGAGCCGTGGGGATACTGGCATTCAAAACGACGCTCCAGCTCGGCCTCCAGCGAGCTGATACCACCCGCGCGCAGAATGACGTCTTTGTTTTCGAAGACTGGCTTCAAAACCGGGTCTTCTGCCAGTGGCTGCGTGGCGGGAGGGATGGCGCCGGTTGCGTAGTCGCTGTATTTTTCCGGTGCAGGCTCAATCAGTACCCGCCCTCTCCTGAACATCGGCATGAGATCAGCACCTGGGCGAAGAAGAACAACGCCCATGCGTGGGGCAATCTCAGGGGTTAGTAGTGCTCTCATATCATCTCCACGTCAGGCAACTGCACGAAAACGTCGGATGGTGATTTCTACTTTCCCTTTCTTCACGATGTTCCCCCACTCCACCAGCATGCGCTTAACCTGACTGTCGTCTTCCCAGACGCCTGTTAGAGTCAGGGCATCGAACAGCGCTTTGTTGTAGTTATCGATATCCCGACGGCGTTGATCCGGCGGATACAACACTATGTGAACCTCGGCCAGATCAGAGGATGGCCGGGGAACGGCCCGCAGTTGCTCAATAATCGCCGCTCTCGCTGCCTGCTGGAACTTGCGCCCTGTCTCGCTAACCAGATGCCTGCCTTTCAGCGGTCCCTTGCTCGGGGCGCGCCAGT